TTAAGGGTATACAAGTCAGCAGCCATTGTAGCTGTAACGTATGTCTTACCAGTACCAGCAGGTCCGAATACGATCACCTGACATGAGCTCTTGATGGCATTGATGAGGTCACCCTGATGGTCAGTCTTTGGTACAAGACCTGAGACAGGTTTAGCGCTCGCTCCCTTATAGGTTGTCTCACGCTTAGCTCTTGTAGCTTTTGGTTTTGGCTTCTGTTGCATACTGTGTTCCTATTAATGAAAAAGGGAAGCGCCTCTCGGTGCCTCCCTTAAGTGTATCACACTTTGTTATGCCTTGTCAAGGCTGTCTTGGTACCAGTCAGGGGAATCGAACCCCTCAATAACGGTGCTACTGACGCCTAGGGTAGCTGTTGTTACTGGCAAACCTGCACTGGTATTCTTAGTTACTCACACTGACGTAGGCCTGTTGCTGGGTCGTAGTAGCAAGCTCCGCCCTCGTCTACGTAGTCACTGTTGTCTTCTTCTTCTACATCTTCAACTACATCCTCTGACGCTGAGGCATTCAAGATACCGTAGCGCTTACCTGATGCACGGAAGGTTGTACAACCCGATGCACCACCATCGTATGCAGCCATATAGACTTCTTTGAACTCTGACCAAGTAACATCATCTCCAACATTACAAGTCTTAGAACAAGCACTGTCTACGTACTGAGAAGCTAGGTTAAGAACCTTGACGTGGGCCATGACTGGTAGATCATCAGCCTTACGACCTTCAACACCGAAGACACGGTAACCGTAGTCATCTACCCGTTCTACCCGTGGACCATCAAACGTCTGGATAGTACGGTCAAAGCCGTAAGAGAACACAGGCTCAATACCAGAGGAGACGTTGTCAGCTGAGAGGCTGATAGTTCCTGTTGGTGCTACACTGAGCAGGTGGCTGTTACGAATACCATGACGACGAATCAGTTCACGAATAGACTCAGGAAGAGTCTTAGCAAAACCACTGTCTAGGAACTCTTCTTTATAGAGTGGGAATGGACCCTTCTCCGTAGCCAGTGATACCGAAGCTGTGTAGCATGTGTCACGAATAACAGTCATGATAGCTTCAAGAGTGTTGAGGAACATCAGGGAACCGTACTCGTGCCCCAGAGCCTCGATGGCATTAGCCACACCAGTAACACCCAGACCCATACGACGCTTAGACTTAGCCTCGTGTTCTTGTGCTGGGAGTGGGTAGACAGCACGGTCAACTACGTTATCCATTGCTCGTACTACAGCTGGGATGTCGTGACGTAGCTTCTCGAAGTTAAAGACGTATGACCCGTCTACACCTTCTTCGATGTACTTGACTAGGTTGAAGCTACCAAGGAGACATGCACCGTTAGGTGGCAGCGGTTGTTCTCCACATGGGTTAGTCGCTGCAATAGTCTCGCAATAGTGTAGGTTGTTCTTAGTGTTGATACGGTCAATGAACAAGATGCCTGGTTCAGCCCAGTCCCACGTACTACGCAGGATGTCATCCCACAGTGCACGAGCATTGATCGTGTCGTAGATACGACCTTCAAAGACTAGGTCGAATGTATCGTCTGCTTTAACTGCTTCCATGAACTTATCTGTAACACCTACAGACAGGTTGAACTGAGTCAATGTAGTAGAGTTGTTCTTAATACGAATGAACTCAGCGATGTCAGGGTGATCTACCCGTAGCACACCCATCTGAGCGCCCCTACGGTGACCAGCAGAGCTGATAGTCTTGCATACTGCGTCAAAGATACCCATGAAGCTCAGAGGGCCACTGGAGCGGCTGTCTAGGCCTTTGATGAGGGCACCTGATGGACGTAGTGTAGAGAAGTCGTAGCCGATACCGCCTCCAAGCTGCATAGTCTTAGCAGCCTCTTGAGCAGCAAGCATAATGCCTTCCATTGAGTCCGGGATTGTCATGCTGACGAAGCAATTATAGGGAGTGACTCGGCGTGGTGCACCCATAGCGGACTGTACTCGTCCAGCTGGCATGAAGCGCATATCGTATAGGATGTCACGGAACTCCTCGAAGTGGGAGTCAGAATCCTGTAGGGCGGTAGCTACTCGTGTCATAGCTCCTTTAAAGCTCTCTCCCTTAGAGCGATACTTCATAGCATGAATCTCTTCACTGATGCCGATTGTTGGACCGTAGTTGTGTTCAGGTAGGGAGTTCTTAATCATTTTAGTTCCTTGTCAAATATCATCATAACTAGTAGGTAGCTGTTGTTCTCTGGACTCATATCAAGTCACTTAAGTCTGCTGGTTTGTAGTTAGGGCCCTTCAGGACCTTACCGTCCTCACGGTAGATGGGTTTACCGTCTTCACCTAACTTGCTCATGTTGCTCTCATGGACTCGCTTGAAGGCTGCGTCGATAGGCAGTCCGTACGTTGCTGCGTAACCGTAAACTACGTACAAGATATCAGCTAACTCCTTAAGCAAGTTCTCTTTGTCGGTAGCGTTTTCAAACTCATCGACCTCCTCCATGATAAGTTCGAATCGCAGGGCTTCAAGGCCAGCGTCGTACCCCTCTTCAAACATGTGGGGTTGGTTAAGGGGCTGTCCCATAGCGTAGGTGAAATCGGCAACCATCTCAAAGTTTGAATAACTCATTACAACTCCTCCACTTCCATCTCTTTAATCGTTACTTCGTCTAGGTCGTACATAGCGTTTCGTATCATCTCAGATACAGACTCTATACGGTCTGCGATACTAGCGTCCCAGTAGAAAGCACTATCATCGATCTTAATGCGTAGGTTTACCTCGAACTCCATAGCTAGTCTCCTATTCTAATATTCCAAGATTGCAGTTATACCATTTAAGGCTGGGTCTGTCAAGGGGGTAGAGAGGTGACTACTTGTCACCCCTAAGTCTTGCTTCAGTATCCTCATCCGTACTCCCGTCGCAGTGTCTGAAGACTAACAAACTGTGGTTCGTATACACCGTCGGAAATAGCTCTCTTGATGACCACACCTTTCCACCAATCAGAGTTGGCTTGACCAGCCCAACTTTCCGCAGAGCCCTTGAAACAGCCCGCGACCAGCCCGATAGCGCCACCAGTACCTGCACCATCTTTAAAATACATATCACGCTTATGACTATGGCCAACAGTGCAAGACCTGTAGCGATTTTGGATAAGCCCATAAGCGTGGTGAGTGCCAGACAAAGCGCGACCAAAGTTACCAGCGCCCACAAAATGAGCGTAGTCCACACCATCGTAGTTATGGATTTTGGGGGCTCCATGTTCGTATTCATGGTACTCATCGAACCATTTGTTAGTCTGAAGATGTTTGAAACTAATGCCATACTTCTTACCCTCTAGTCTGGGATCAAAACCAATAGCTGTCTTGATACGATGTTCATGGTTACCTTCGAAGCCGTACCAAGCTGGTTTCTTACGCTTGTTAGCTTTGAAGTAGTGGCGTAGGCGTTCCTGTGAGTCGTTGTAGTGCTCGATGTCCTTCTCGTAGGACTGGCTTACAATGGCCTCAGGCTTCCGTGTGTCGTAGCTGTTGAGGGAGCGCATGTCCGCCCCGTCACCTAGGTCAACTACGTAGTCAGGTTTGACGTCGTATAGGAACTTACCTAACCATGTGAACCGTTCGTTGTTTGTTTGTGGATCGCTGTGTGAACAGCTAAAGACTACTGCTGTCTTGGTCATTAGATGTACTCCAATACAAGTGGAATAGAGCAGATAGCTACTAAACCAATGTTGGCTACCAATGGGGGCAGCTTTGAGGTCAGCATTCGGTATGCAACCAGTGGGAAGATGTAAGGGAACCAGAGCTTGTGTCGGTGTTTAGTAGACCAAGTCTTCCCTATGTTGTCAATCCATCGGCCACGGAACCAGAGCTGTGCGTGGTGTGTACCGTTGATTGTCTTGCAGTGCCAGATCACTGCTTGGAAAGTGATTAGATAGAACCAGAACTTGAGGAGAGACTTGTCAGCTGCGTAGTACAGGACAGTCAGTGCGTAGTCCTCACAGTCACCTTTTAGTTTACCGTCAGGGGTAGGCTTCATGATTCGCCAACGCTCCCCTCCGACGTCACTTGTATATACGAAGCTCTTGTCAACACTTGCTGATGCGTCATACTTATTCATCTTTGGTCTCCTTGACCCAGTCCTCTGGGATTGTTTTATCTGAGTATAAGAAGCCTTGGCTATCACACCAGTCTCCGTAGGAACCCTTGGCCCCTTTGTAGAGCTTGGCTCGTGAGTTACTAAACACGAACCTAATGTCTAAGTCAGGGAACTGCTTCTTGATCTCTTTGTGTTTACGACGATCCGCTGAAACGAACCGACCTTTAGTCTCGATGATGATACCGTTCTCAAGTACGAAGTCAGGGGTATATGTTCTAACCTTACTGTCTAGCCACTTGATCTTCTCTTCTTCGTAGGTAAAGGTGATGCCTCGTTCCTTGAGGTTCTCAGCCATCTCCTCCTCTAGGCCTGATCGGTACCCAGCAGCGAGAGCTCGTTGTCGTGTTGCACTTCGTCTCATGACCAGTCCTCTACCTCAGGTACCTTAAGTTCTTTCTTGATCTTGGTAAGATAAACAGGACCGTGACTATACGCAAACATCTTGAGGCCAGGCCAGCAAGACTTCTTGAACTCACAGTAGGAACATTCCATCTTCAGCTTCATATTAGGAGATGTCTTACTCTGTGGCTCATCTTCGAAGCTACGTTCAGGTGGTACCTTCTGTTTGACCATCTCCTTGATACGAGTGATCTCTTCTTCCTTAGTCTTGAGCTCCTCAGTAAAGTCGTACATGTCTAAGCAGATGTGTCCGTTTACCTTGTCGATAACTAAGAAGGCACCGTGTGTCTTATTTGTCACAAGTGGATCATCCTTGGCTGCGTACACGTAGGATGACAACTGGGAGATGTAACCGAAGGGGTCTTGCTCTCGAAGGTTACCTTCTTGGAACTTCTTGAAGGAGTAAGGTGAGGCTGACTTGACGTCAACTGTCATACCGTCGATGACACAATCTCGGCTACCCTTGATACCGTGGGCCTCCATACGATCCTGTTGACCAACTACATCGTGTCCTGCTTGCTGTACGATACTCAAAGCAAGCTCTTCAATCATGTCGCCATAGAAGAACTTGAGCAGGGTGTTGGCTCGAAGAGGAATAGCATTCTCTGTCTGGTTAATCTTGTACCAGAGCTTACGGTCACACGGTGTGCCTAGCCCTGACATGGACAAGTACCCTCGGGGTTCCTGTGGTTTATCGAATCGGGACTTAGCTAACGTAGCAATGTTAGTACCCATGTTCTGACCGATTAAGTAGTCCCAACCTTTGAGACCGTAGATTACGTCCTCCATGTCGGCTACTAGTGTTGAAATGTCTTTAGTCATTCTGCTGTTCCTCTGAGTTATACGGTGGAACACCGTTCTTATTCATGCGCCCGACCACGCTTACGTAGGCTAGGTAGTCTGGGTAACCGAAGTACTCTTTAACGATAGCATCATAAAGAACAACTATCTGCTTTCTGGATAGGAATTCCCCCAACCCTAGATGGAAGAGACCAGCATCCTCATGTCGAGTTAGCATCATCTCCCAACCATCCTTATATCCTTTTGACTTTGCAAGAACGTGGTCAAACCCGTATAGTGCTAGACAAGGATACGCCTCTGCTTTTAACATGTTGATTAACATCTTCTACTCCTATTGGTATACCCTTGTAGGGTCATGTGCCTTTAGTAGAGGGTGAAAAG